AATCGTAGCCAAGCTGCGAGATATCGTCCGGACTAAGCATTAGCCTTTACCGCCCGCTGCGCCAGCTGCGCTAGCCAAGGACCCAATGAAGCGTTGTTGATTAGCAGCGTTATTCATCGATTGCTGTAAGCCTAACCCTTTGGCTGCGTTATAGTTACCGGAGTTTAGTTGTGCAGCCGAGTTGTAGTTATTAGAGCCTAGCTGCTCTTGCTGCATACGTGCTTGTAATTGCGCCTGGTCAGCCGAGCTCTGCAATCCGCGATACTGTAGCGCAGTTTGGTTGCCCAGTTGGCGACTCTCTAGCGCCTGTGACCCGACACCCATAGACCCCTGCATGTAAGCGTTACGAGCACTATCCATCTCTTGCGCACGCAGTATGGCTCCCTGGTCTATGGCGTTACCCTGTAGTTGAGCACCTGCCATGGCGGCATTACGCTGAGCAGCTGCCATATTGGCCCCTCCGCCACGTGCGCCAGCTACCATAGATGCCTGTTGCATAGCGGCCTGCGATAGCTGACGTTGTGCCTGCAGCTGAGCGACAGATGGTGTATTGCCAGCTGCGGCCGACTGCATGTTTCGCAAGGCGCCCATCTGATGCCCACGCGCTACGGTTTGCGTGCCTCGGTCTTGCGTGGCAAGTCTTTGTGACGATTGAGCGAGCCCCTCTATCCGCTTGTTTTGCCGACGGCGCTGAAAGCTATTACCGCCCAGCTGGAATGCATTACGATCTACATAGGCTTGTCCGACGTTTTGATAAGGTGTCGTATCTTCGGTAGATTGCATACCGGCCGCCTTGCCAGCGCTGTTAAGCACACTCGCTGGCCCCTCGACTCCCAGCGTAAAGGGCGACGCTAGAACACTACCTGCGGTCTTCAAAAAGTTCATGTGGCTTATCGTTTCTGCAATCCGGGTAGGCGATACGTATCTGACATCGATTCGAGCTCAAACGAGAGACCAACGAATCGTGCCCCTTCGCCAGTACCGATTGCACCCGACGTGGGAGGCGCGTCTTGTACCTTTACACGTATCGACTCACACTTTTGCGCACGCACGTGTAGGGAAAGCTGCTCAATGGGCAAGGTTAGCAGCGAATCAATCTTGTAGCTCTCCCACCTAGTGGTCTGAGGATACGCGTAGCTGTAATCTGTTCCCACTGATATTACTATATCATGATTACTGCTTCGCTCGCCAAGGAACGTAGTACGATGCACACGTGCGAAGCCCTGTAGGCCGGCCGGCTTGATCCACGCGCTCTCGGCCGACAATACAACCCATGCGCCACGATCAGTGTATATAGTGGCACTCTCCTTGAGCATGTGGCCCAGCGATTCGTAGTTATAGAGCACACGTTTGGCCACAACCGCGCTCTGATAAGCGCTAGATATTGTATCCTTGCCCCATTGCGCTAGTCGATAGTCGTACATAAGCCGTATCGACCCGGTAGGACCGGTACAGCTGAAGAGTATATAAGACCCAATGGGATGCACTACCGCGCTCGTAATGGTCGGATAGAGCGCCAACTCCTTATCGACAGGTTGCCCCATATTCTGGACCTCTAGTCCACGCGTTAGGAGATAGATTCCAGCGCTGCTCTGAAAAAATGCCCCCTGTTGCGTCACAACGACACTACGCGGCTCTATACAACCCAAGTCAGACGATACTCGCTGAGGCTGCCCAAAGTCGTTCTGGGCGCCAGTGTCGTTCGGCCCAGCGCCTACAATGATGTAGATGCGGGACGAGCAGAAGATGACAAGCTTTTCGTCCATGCTCGCCAGCGCAACTATCTCCTCGGACGAATCCAGCGGTACGGTAAAGTCGTCGCAGAATGATACTGCCTCCCCATCCACTACAAGCTTCGAAAACCATAATGTCCGCTTATCGTCGCCAATAGACCACACTCTCCCCTGATGTAGAGTCAGACCGAACGATGAGGGCGGGTTTACATTTTCGATTATGCCGCCAGTAGTGTACAAAACTGGGTTACTGGCTACTAGGGGGTCAATACCGGTCAATATAAACGTGTCGGACACGGTCTTATTATTGATCTTAGTGCTCACTTGGCTATGAGCCCTGTAATAAGGGCCGGCCAATGCGCCGAGCAAGGTACGATAGATGACAATACCGACGTTGTCGCGCTCGGTCAGCTGCAGTGTAGCTACGTTGATCATCGCGCCACCTGTAGTCACCGCTACGGTAACGGGCTTGGACGGCGCTGAACGATGCACCTGACCGCGCGAATCTAGATACTGGTATATGGCAATGTAGCTATATGTACCACTGGCCAACGTACCGACATCATTAACGCCTGTTATTTGCGACGGGTAGGACGCAAAGCCGACCTCTTTTAGTCCAGTGCTTTCGTAATACGTCGCGATGCCCCCAGAAAACAGCGTCGTATTGCCTACCTCTGCAGGTGACCAGGTGGACGAAGAAAAGTCGGCATCGAACCTAGCGCCACCAGTAATACCATCGTTATTTACGTTAACGATCCCTACGGTGCTGTACTTATTTGCAGCGAGCTTGGCTACACCACATGCGGGCCAATAAAATAGTCCGCTCTCGTAAGGTGCCGCGAATCGCGCTGCAGACGTTGCCACGAGTCTATCGTTATTAAGAGCGGAGTCGTAAAGACATACCAACTGTGCACTAATGCCTATAGTGCCCAATGTACCGCCGCTCCCGATAGAGCCCCCATTGTATATCCAAGCGTATACTGAGGGCGACGCTGCCTCGGACCAAACGAAAGGCTTAGATAGCAGTAGTGAATTATATATGGGTCGAAAAGGTGCGGTACTGAGCACACCGGTAAGCGATATCGTTGCGAAACTCACGAACGGAGTGGCTAGGCCATCTGAAACCTGGTAGGCAATGACAGCGCTACCGCCGTTTATACCCGACGAATACGTTATTCCCTGCGCCATGATAGACGGTAGGCCGACGCTTGCGTAAACCGTTTGCACCGGTACCAAAACGGACAGATTGAGGTAGTCTAGGCCGATTACGCGTAGCGTTTGGGGCGAAGCTATGAATGTCACCCATACCATCTGCCCTATGGCAGCGGCTCCAAGCAAACCGAAGCTGCCGCCTGTACATGGACAGGATGCAAGACCAACCGTTGTTACCACTGTCATAGTGGATTGCGCTATACGCTTAACCGTTAGTAGACCAGATGTCCCCGCGTAAGCGAGCACGAAGGTGCCGCCAAGTAAGTTATCCGATATTTCGAATGCCGACAGTGCAACCTTATCTGTGGCGAGAACAGTGATTGTAGGGTCTAAGACTAACGACGCGTCAATAGTGCGCGCACGTATTTCCGCACCGAACGAATACACGATAACGACTTTACTACTCGCGATGCAAACGCGTGGGTGACTACCAACCCCTAGGTTATAACTCGAGTATATTGGGGCGCCAGTCTCCAAGTCTTCGAGGTTTAGGTACATGTTGGAGCCGCTAGCGTACACTGTAGCCAGTACTTTATTGCCGGCGGCACTGTCATATGACGACACGCCACTAACTGTGCTGGATACACCAGTGCGTCGCACCGTACACTCGGACACCATAGACTTATAGACGCATGAGCCCAGCGCCGACGAGTAGGTGGATATGCTCTGACCATTGATGGCCAGTATCTCATCCTCAAACGCTGCTATACGGGCCCTGCCACCCTGCGTTACGGACAAGCTCGATGACGTGGCGTCTGTCGTCCGCACGATACTGCTAGCCACTGAAACGTTACCCGGTCGTTTCGAAAGCGCACCGACACGGGAGAAGCGGCCATTGGTGATATCTAGGAGCTTGCCAGCCTCTACATGTCTATCATCGGTGCTTTGGTCGAGCCCCTGGGCATAGGGTAGGTCGAATAACTGGCCAGGCATCAGTACACCCAAAAAGTAGCACTGCAGGCATTCTCGGAGCGCACAGTGATGGTAGATACGTTGGATGCGACGCGTCGAAACGAGCCGTAACCGTCAATAACATCGATGCAAATGAACCCCGTGGGCGCACGCTTTAGGCGATGGTTGATAACCTGGTCCGAGCCAGCGGTGAATACGAGCGGACCTACTTGATTACCTTGCGAAAAGGGCTGTTGATTGAGCACCCTCGCAGCATCTGCGAGATATGTCTGCAACCGCATAGATTGCGGTTCGCCAGTCTGCTCTTTGCGCAGCGGTATGCGCGATTGAGTCATCGGCAGCGCCACATGCCGTAGTTGTATCGACTTCGCACACGGTTTATCACCGGAGCTGCGCCCGAATCTCGTCTGCTAGCGTTGGTGCGGATACGTGCCAACTGCTCATCTCGTGATGCTGCCAAGTCATTGATTGGCATCTGCTCCTTTTGCCTGCACTTTATGGCTGCGTCTAGGACCACGAATTCCTCGAAGCCCGACACGCCATCAAACGAAGACGTACCGTCAGTGATGCGGAGCGACGCTGGATAGTACCACAGCTTCATCGCATAGATGCCCTGAGGGTTAGGTAACAACCTTAGGCTGCTACCCTGTAGTAGATAAGCCAATGGGTCACCCGCAATCGCAATGACCGGTTGGTCGTAGGAGTTTCTCGAGTCGAAGCTGAACCGCCGCACCGAGAACGTGTTACCCGTAACTGTAGCGTCTAGACCTCGTAGCTTGTAAAAGTCGGTAGGAAGGTCGTATAAACCGGACCCCGCTACGGTACTAAAGGCGTGGGACGTTAGATTGTAGGTTTCGTCGGCGTTTATAAGCTCGTCATCGAGCATCGCCTTGGATTGATTGATATATTCGATGATTTCCCCGTCCGAAAAGAACGAGGAACCCTCGCGGTCGGCGCGCTGCCGCA